ACTCGTCGGATTGGTGCCGACGCTGGATTGCAGCCCTGCGGTAAAATTGGCCGGGATCGTGAACGCCACGCCAGCGACATGCAGGGCGAGGACTTCGGCGTCCGATGGCGTAGTCGTGAAGAAGAACGACCAGATATAATCGGTTACCGCGCGGAACTTCGCAAACGTAAGCGAAGTAGACCCGAGCGTGGGCGTGCTGGTGTTCGTGTTGAACCACAGCGATCCGCCGTTGGTTGATCCAGCGATCACGTAGATGCCGGCGCCGGTCACGTCGCTTGATGCGGCCATGTCCGTCGCGCGGGTCGGCGCGCCGGATGCGGCGACGACATAGATGCCGTTCTCGCTCGCCGTCGACTGGTCCTTGAGCAGGATCCGATCACCGGTCGCGAGCGTCACGCCGTCGACCGTCTGCCCGTTGGCAAAGGCAGTCGCCAGGGTGCCATTCGCGGTCGTCGCAACCCTGACAGGAGGCTTCCAGCTATTGACCGAGAAGCCCAGCGCATTGATCGCGGCGATCACCGCGTTCATCTCGGTCGGGAAATCGGCCTGCCAGTCGACGAAAGCCTCTGCGCTGGCGGTGAAGCCTGCCGGGGTCTGTGAGCGGAGTGGGGCTGCGGGGGCCGAAGTGAGGGTCGGAATCGTCATGCCAATACTCCCGCGATAAGTCCGCCACCCGTCCAGAACGTCAGATCGCGCCAGGAACCGAGCGCATGGGCGAAGTGCGGCAAGGTGATCTTCCCTTCTTCGGTGATCTCTCGCACGAATCCGCAGGCGAACCCGGCCCATGCGAACGATGCGGGGGCAGGCCAGAGCGCGGCCGGCAGGAGTGCGACGAGGGCGGCAAGGACGTGCGCGGACTGGTCGATGAGTTCCTTGCGCATCAGTAGCCAAAGCCCCAGAGGAGAGGAGCAGCCGCATCGGTCCAGTCGCCGCCGCCGTACCGCTGCAGGTAGACGGTGGCCGAAGACGCTCCCGGCGTGCCAACGATCTGATAGGCGTGGTCGGCGCTGTTCCCGGCCGAGGCGATCTTTGTGCCGACATCGGCGAACAGGCACGCCGTCCCGAATGTCACCGGCCATGTGATCGTCTGTGATCCCTCGGTCGTCGTCGAACTGCCCCCGGTCGCCATCTGGAAATAATATGTGACGCCGCCAATCGGGATGCCGATCGCATAGCCATTTGCATTGCTCGTGAAGGTAAGGCCGGATTGTGCGCCGAGCGTCGTGATGGCGGCGGCGGCGGAAGTGTCATCGAGCACGGTAGCCATGAATGCCGAAATGCCATGCACGCCGCTCGTGCTGCTTGAGTGAGACGACACCGCGGACGAGGCAGTTCCGGCTGCATCGAAAGCGCTGGTATTTGAAGTCGCTGCGCTACCCAATCCAAGCGTCGTGCGCGCTGCCGCCGCGTCGGCATCATCGATCAGCGAGCGGCCGAACGAGGTCAGTGTCGCCAATGCCGCAGCCGAGCCGGTGCTGAAATAGGGCAGCTTGTCCGCAGCCGGCGTCAGTCCACTGTCGGCGATCGTCTTGAGCGCCGTGTCGGCGTATGCTGGTGCTACCGCGATCAGCGCTGCCGTGGCTTCGAGCTGCGCCGTCAGCGCCTGCATTTCCGAGACGAACGTCCCGAACCATGCCACGAAGGCGTCGGCGCGCTCGATGAACATGTCGGGATCGTCGCTGCGCGAGGGCGCCGTTGGCGGCGACGTGAGATCCTGCAACGGCATCAGGTCAACCCTTCCATTTCCATGTTGAGATAGGCTTCGTTCGGCCCCTGGAATTGGATCGTCCAATCCTTGTAGAAGCCGAAGATCCACGTAGATGCGTATTGCTCGACGCCGACGAACACGACTGGCGTGGCGCGGTAAGTCGAGAGGAACGAGGCGATTGCATCGACCTTCACTTCGTCTATGGCAATCTTGTAGGTTGCCCGCTTCGCAAACCCGCGCTCGATGATCGTAAAGTCGCCGTACTCATTGGTTTCCTTCTTCGAGTAATCGGTGATGCCGATGCTTGATGGCGAGATCACCGTGCCGATCTCGCGGCTCTGACCGATGATCAGCGAGCCGACCTTTGCCGTCTCGCCCGGCTCTGAGACAATCACCCGGAATGTGGGATCGGCATTGAGCGGAAGGTCGTAAACCGTGATGTCTCCCTTGCGCACAACCGGTTCGAAGAAGTATTCGTACCAGTTGTTGACGCCGCTGTCGGACACGAGATTGAACGTCTCGTTGTAGATCTCGCCGTCATCATCGGTGGTCATGATGATCTGCACGGTCGCGGCGGTCATGTTGAGGACAGAGACGCTATCGGCGCGGCCGTCGACCGTCATCGATACATCGATGCTCTCGCCGTTGGCGGTCTGCGACGAGTTCGATTGGTCGAACATGTTGTAGCGGTTGGTAGGCCCGAGATCGAGCCACTTGGCCGCGTTCGACAGGCTGTTCCCCGACTCTGCATCGACAAGCGCCTGATATGCGTGGTTCGTCGTGGTCGAGATCACGATATCGTCGAGATCGTAGGTCGTGCCGGCGTTGTACTCGGCATACGTCTCGCAGAGATAGAGCCACCAGTCTGTGTCCGTAACATCGTTGCCGGTGTTCGATCCCTGGACGCTCTCATAGACCTTATACGTGAAGCCATCGGCCTGCAGCACGCTCGCCCGGTCGCCGTCCGCATAGGTTGTGCCGCCCGCATAGGCAGAGGGCGGCACATCAGGGACGTTGGAGCTATCGAGCGTCAGGTCGAGGCTGTCGATCGTCGCGGGGCGAATTATCCTCACGCTGCGGCCTCCGTATAGATCGGCGTATCTTCGTCATTACGGATCTGCAGGCCCTCGCCATCCCAGCGGCGGAACATGCGCTCCGTCCATTCCTGATGATCTGTCACGGCCTGACGATAGGTCGCGATCTCATCCTTGATGCCGGTCAGGATGTCAGCATTCGCGTAAATCGCATCGATCTGCATTTGCGCATATTCGACCTGGCTATCCGCAGCGAAGATACCTGCATCGGTCGCGGCGAGGACTTCGCCAAGCGCGCGGCGATATTCAAGGTCTGAGGCCGCGTTCGATCTTGCCGCTTCGAGGTACGCATTGGCGTCGTTCTGCAGTGCAGCAAGCGCGGTCGCGTCCCCGCCCTTGGCAAGCGCAGCCGTGTCGCGGAACTGCTGCGTGATAAACGCAAAACCGTTCGTAGCGCTGCCGCCGAGAAGCTCCTGCTTGAAGGCGCGGAGATCATCGGCGAGCGGGCCGAACTGGTTGACAATCGCGTTTAGGTCGGTGAGCTGATAGACAAGCGCCTGCATCGGCTGCAGCGCCGCCTTCGTGGATGCCAGTTCGTTGAGGCGCGACAGGGCGAGTGCGTCCTCCGAGCGACCGAGCAGGTTCAACAATTCAACCTCAAGGCTGTTCTGGTCGGTCAGCTTGTCGAGCGACTGCTGCATCTGTTCGTCGATTGCGTCCTGCCGCTTGATCGCGAGTAGCTCTTCGAGCTTCGCGTATTCCTCCGCACTGGCGCCCGCCTCGTCGAAGATGTCGCGGAGTTGGTCGAATTCACGGGTCAGGTTGTCCAGCGCGTAGCCAAGCGGGTCCTGAATGCTCTGCAACTCGGAAAACACGCCTTCGAACTTGAGCGCCTTCTCGAGGTTCTTCTGCAGGTCGTCCGAGGCTTTCAGGAGGTTCGCTGTCGATGCCCGAACGCCCTGGATCGCGCCGCGATCGATTGCCTGTTGAATGGCATAGGCAATCGCGGCCTCTGCATCATCGTTAAAGTCGACAGCGCCCTTTTTCTTCTTGAGCGAGGTGCCGCCCGTGTTGACGCGATAATCGCCATGACGCACGCCCACCGTGATGTTACCGAAGTCACCGACCGAACCGCCGAATGCGTCCGCTATGTCCTGCAGTGAACCGAAAACACTGCCACCGAATGCGAGCGCGGCACGTTCGGACGAATTACTGTTGCCGGCCGCTTCCGAGACGCCAGCAGATGAGACTTGCACGCGGCCCCAAGGTGTTTTGTTGAACAGGCCGCCGACCAACGAGCCGAGAATACCGCCTGCAATAGCACCGAGTGGGCCAAGGGCCTTGCCGAGCGTCCCGCCGACAACATCACCAAGCGCCTTCCCGGCTTCCTTGCCCAGAACGCCGCCGATGGCCGATCCGAGCTTTTCGGTGGTCGACTGCTTGCCGAAGATCGCTTGTCCTGCGGCCAAGCCAGTACCGGCCCCCTGCAGCACCGAAGTGAAAGTCTTGGCGAAATCGCCGTCCGACTTGAATATCTTGCTGATCTCGTCGCCGATGGTGATGGCTACTTTGCGCCCGTCCTTTTCGGCAAACTGGCCCGTGCCGATGTTGAGCAATTGCCCGATAGGGCCGCCTACAGCCGAGGTATTGCCGGTGAAGATGCCGAGTAGCGCGCCGATGCCTTGACCGAGGCCGCCGAGGTTGCTGAACAGGCTGATCATGTCGCGCAACTCGTCGTTGCTTGCGCGTAGAGCATCGGTAAGTTCGTCGGCCTTGCGCGCCGCCTCGTCGGCGCCGTACTTAGCCCAATTTTCTAGCGTGTCCTGAAAATCCTTCCAGTCCGTCGCCTGGTTCTCCGCCAACTGCTTCGCGACATCACTGAGAAGCCCGCTCTGCCACTTGGCGAGGAAGTCCTCGACTGCCTGATCGCCAGCTGCCTTGCCGAACTTCGAACCCGCTGCCTTGCCAGCCTTTTCCGCGTCTGCCTCGATACGCGCCCGTGCGCGAGCCTGCGCGAAGGGGCTGATTGCGCCAGCTAGATCACCGATAAAATCGCGCTGCATCGTGTCGGCCACGGCTTTCGCTACCGTGCTGCCGAGCTTTACCCCTGCGCCCGCATAAGAGTTCGCTACCCTGGCAATCTCCGGCGTGCCGATCTTTGGCAGGCTGATCCCGACCTTTTCAAGGATCGTGTTCGCTTCCGTGATGAAGGCATTGACCGCCGAGACGCTCCTGCGAATCAAGGCATTGATGGCATCGATCGCTCCATTGACGGTGGTCAGGAAAATGTCGGCAACACCCGCGGGGATCTGGTCCCAGCTATCGAGAATGATGCGTGGGACAAGCGAGGTGATGCCGATGATGCGATTGACCGCCCACTTCGTCCACGAGACAACATCATCCCAAACGTTCTTGGTCGAAATGCCGAAATACTCGAACGCGCGGGCCAGTTGCCCTTCGACATAGGATTTCGCGGCATCATAGGCGCCGAGAACCGTGTCCTGCCATGTCACGGTGACTTTGGAGTTCTTGTTGATCTCGGCGGTCACGAGGCCGATGGTCGCGGCAAGGGCGCCCGCTGCAGCGATGATCGGCGCGAAGGGCGCGGCAAGGGCAAGGAGTTCCACGACAAGGCCCTTAACGCCGATCCCGGCCTGCCCCATCACACCCGCGATCTGCGATCCCTGCTGCAGGAATACGGTCAAGGGCTTCTGCCCGCCCTGCAGGCCGATAGCGATGTCCTGAAATTGAAAGGCAAGGTTCTGGACGTGATGCGATGCAAGGCGCGACGACGACCCGGCGCCATTCACCCCCCGGATGAACCCGCCCAGATTGTCATTCGCGGCCCGGGTCTTGCGGCCAACCTCGTCGGTCATGTCGCCAACGGACTTTTTGACCTTGCGCATGTCCTCCTGCAGCTTGGCCACATTCGCCATGATCTCGATTTCAAGCTGTCCAGCCTTCATCGCTTAATCCTCCTGCTGGACTTGCTTTGCGCGATAACCATGGACCGGAAGGCGTTGCCGACCTTGCGTGACACAGCTTCGCGGTTGTTGCTTTCGTTCGTGGCATAGGGAGGTGGGCAGTCGATCGCCTTGGCATCGTGCAGCATCGCCACGAAATCGGACGACAGGCGCCGCAGTGTCCGTGCTTCCCATGGTTCCAGATCGACACCGGACAGTCCCTGCCAGGCTTCCATGTCCCGCCAGCCGATAGCCGCCGCCGACATGCCACCCGGAGAAGTCGGCCCGATCTCGAACAACCACTCGGTGAGGTAGGGCAGCGGATTGTGCGGAAGTTCGGGGATCGCCCCGTCCGCCTTCATCCGCTGCAACCGGGTGTCCTGCTTTTCCTTACGCGCGACCGACTTCTTGCCGATTGGATCGGGCGCAGTGTTGAGCCAAGCGATTTGCTTGACGTAGAGGCTCAGTTCTTCACCGAGCCGCGCGTAAAAGCCGACCAGTCATGGACCTCGGAATAAACGTGGTCGCGAATGTAGCCGAGCGCGTCATCTTCATAGAGCGCGCGAACCTGGTCGCCACCAGCGTCAACCGGGTACTCGAAATTGTTTAGCCGAATCGTCACGCGGCACAGGAAGTCGATCTGTTCTGCCTTGGCGCCGTCGAGCGCGGCTTCGACCTTGCCGCCGTTCTTGCGCATCCGTTCGGCGCGCTTGCGGTTGATTTCCGCATTAGCCTGTTCCCACTGCTTGCTCGCGGGCGAATAGACCGTGACTGAAAGGGCCTCGCCATCGTCGTTGAAAAGCGGCGAACCGTCGCCGTCCTTGAGTTCGATTTCGCCGGTTGCAGCGGCACGCTTCTGGGTAATGTCAAACATGGTTCACCTTTCACGGAAGGGTGCCCGCCCGGTCTCCGTGACGACCGAGCGGACATGAAAAGGCCTGCAAGAGCGAGGCCGTTAAGATCACGGTCTGTCAGGTTCAGGTGGCGAGGGATTCCACGATGCCAACGCCAGCAGACGAGGTGGTAAGTTCGAGCGTAATCGACGCGGTGGTGATCTGGTCGACCGACCCAACGCCCACCTTGAACATCATCGTTTGCGCCTGGAAGTAGTAGATGTCGCCATTCTGCGTCACGACCTTGAACGAATAGTCGTTGTCTGAAAGTGCAGCCGCCTTGGCGAGGATCTGCCCTGCATCGTCGGTGTCGAGGCCGAGCGACATCTGCATGGTGCCCTCGTTATACGAGCCCTTCTTCTTGACCGTCCCCCGGCTGCCTACCGGGTTGTGCGTCACAAGCGCATATTCGCGACCGAACTCACCGAGATCGGTCACTTCGCCGATAGCCGTAAAGCTGAGAGCTTCATAGCCGGCGACATCGAACGTTGCGGGATTGCTGGCGGAAATCGAGATCGTGGTTCCCGCCGAGGTGCGAACGGACATTTCTGTTCTCCAATAAAAAAGCCGCCACACTGGCGGCTGTCACGAAAGCCCGTTCACGGTCGGGCGGGATATTCCCACGATGGGAATGGGTCAGCGCGTCTCAGTGTAAGAGACGCGGAAGTCTTGCGTGCGCAGGTAAATCGAGGCTGTCTCATCCATGAAGTCAGGGCCTTCCCCGTCCGTATGAACAACGACATTCGAGATACCGGAAACGGTCGGAAACTTGTCGGCAGAGGCCTTCTTCACCGCGTCCATGACGGCGAGCAGGCTGGGGTAATTTGCGGCAAGCACCGTGGCTTGGATACGGTCAGTCACATGGCGGGTTGCGCCGGGGCTGGGGATGTTGCGATCTACGCCAGAAACAGTCGTGATGGATACGGACGGCAGCGCAGTGCCTTGTGGCAGGACGCCGCCTTGAATGCGTGTGGCAGGGACAAGCGCGGTAAGCGCGGCATCGGCGATCAAGAGTTGCCTGATCGCGACGACGCCGTTCATTCTTCACCCTCTACGGCCAGCGATGGGGCTGAGAAGTTGGCCTTGTCCTTGAGATATTCGCGAATGCGGTTGCCGAATGCGTTGATGGCGTCCTGTGCTTTCACGTCGAGTGCGGGACGCAAGAACGGGTGCGCCGGAAAGCCGGGATGCATGACGGCGCCGCCGATGAATGAATCCCGGATCTTGAGGGTGTCGCCCTCATCGCGCTGTCCGCGGACGCCGGTCATGTACTCATAGCCGCCGACCCGGATAAGGCCGGTCTTTGTCTTCCCGAGAACGCCGCTTTTCTTCGCGCGCTTGTTGAGCGCGCGCGTTGACAGATTGCTGTCGCCGGCCGTGATAAGGTGAGGCGCTACCCCATACTCGATGAACGTGCCGAGATAGGCGTGCGGCCCTTTCAGGCGCACCTTGATCGAGATCGTCCCGTCCTTATTGTCGATCGGGCTGCTCGACTTCACCGCCTTGCGCAGTTTGCCCGACTTCACGGGGACATTCGAGCGCGCTTGTTCACGGATAGGTGCCGCCGCGGCGCGCAGGCCAGCGCGTAGGGCGTTCTTCTGCATGTTCTTCGGGAAAGCCTCAAGGAACGCGAGAAGCTCGGGTCCGCCCTTTAGCGTCGTTTGGTTCACGGCGCATCCCCCTCGGTCGTCATTTCCTCGCAGAGCATTTCCAGACCATCTCGACGCCCGAGTTCGGCTGGACCGGCCACGATCTGCAATGCACGCCCCTCGAACGTGATCCGCATGTCGCTGGTGATGTCGCTGCGGTATAGCGTGCGCACCCGGCACGGGCGGCGCTGGATGCTCACACTGTCGGCGATGCGCTCTGCACGGCTTGGCAGCATGTCCTGCACCTCGGCCCATTCGGTCGGGTTGCTCGCGAGATCGGCCCACGAATAGGTATAGGCGCCCGTCGCGCTGTCTTGCGAGCCGGTACGCGACTGGAACGTGATCAAGGTGTCGCGACGACCGGCAGCGGGTTTCATTCGCTGGCCTTCGCGCGCTCTGCTTCGCTACCCTGCATCAATGCAGCATAAGTTTGTGATCCGACCTTGCGCTTGACTGCCGGCTTCTTCGGCATGGAGCGCACGGCCAGCCCTGCCTTCACGAACTTCTCTTCCAGTCCAGCCGGTGGAAGGTCGCCCTTCTTGATGCGCTCGTTGTAGTCGACCAACATCCTATACATGCCTATCTCCGGTAATTCTCTCTGATCCATGGACCTACAGGGTCAGCCAGTGGGACGTGCCATGGCTTCGGATAGCCCGGAAAGAACATTACCCGGTGATCCGGCTCGGCGAGGCGGTTGCCCCACCACACGACGCCGTGTTCAGGGCCAAACGTCTTTTCGCCCCGCCCGAGAATGTGGCTGATCCATGCCTGATCCGACCCGACATAGCGCTGTCCGGCCGCTTCGGCGCCCTCCTGTGTGAACTTGGTGTAAACCTGTGATCTGGCGCCTGCTGCCAGCATGATCATCGACCCGTTATAAGGCCGGTCCTTTCCCGTCCCTCGGTACATCACGAAATCATCACCGCTGCTCAGGAGCGGATCGAGGCTGCCGCCGATCACGACATCCAGATCCATACTCACGAACCGTTCGCCGAATATCCCCGCCGCATCGGGTCGGAACATCGCCAGCCGCCGCAGGCATTGCGGCTGCGCCGGTCCCCACGACGAGATGCGGACAGCCTCGAAGTCGCGGGGCGGCGCGATGATTTCCACAGCCGGGTCAATACCCTTCGGCATATCGGTAACGCAGGCAACCCGGTGCGGAACCGAAACATTGCGCCGCACCATCGCGGCCCAGATGTTGACATGCTCTGCGGTGTAGTTCTCCCGCCCGCCCGACTGTGACCATAGCCATGTCAAAATCGTTATCACGGAACGATAGGCTCCAGTTTCTCGATAAGGTCGATGTCGAGCATTTCGCCGAACACGGCTTCATCCTTCGATCGATAGCAACCGGCGCGCGGCCAGAATGTCAGTTCCCCGAACCATGCCTGTCCCTGTGACCAGTAGAGATCTACGCGGACATATCGCCATGGCTGCGCAAGCCTCGTCGCAAGGTGTGACATGGCGCGCCATGCAGTTTCGCCTGGATGCGATACAGCAGCCGGCGCGTGAACCATCTTCTCATCCATGTGTAGGTCGGTTGCCCGACCGAGCGGTGTCAGGATCGCCTCTTTCGTTCCGCAGCCCCGATCCCAGATAACCTGCACCCACTCGATGCGGCCATGTACGCAATGGAACTTGTAGTCCGTAGCGTGATCAAGCGCTTTTTCGGTGATAAGACGGGGCGGCACGAACCTATAAGCCCACTCACCCTTGCCTACACCATAAGGGCTGGACAGGCGCGGAAACAGTGCATCAAGAGCGGCTTTCGCCTCATGCTCGCTGCGAACCCTGCGAGCCGAACCGCTGTCGTGCGTGCATTTCACGAATCCTGGTACGAGATCGGGGGCGATGCCGACTTTCGCCGGTATCAAGTGCCGTTCGGGCACCATTTCGCGAACAGCCCACTTGTCGCAGGCCTTGATCTGCTCCCTTCGCTGGTCGTGCAGTTTCAGCCACTGAATCTTGTCGTTATAGCCGCGCGGGTTTTCGAGATCTGGCAGGCGACCCAAATGTCGCTTGCAAAGGCCTTCGATCTCACGGCGAAGGTTCATGCAATCCAGCCAATGCGTTCAAGATCTATCAGATGTTGCGCCGCACTTGGAATGTCGCCCATCGTCCGGTCTTCATACCATGCGGCAACGGTCAGAAGCGCGGCCTGCTTGATTTTAGTCGGCACAGTCCCGCCTGCGGCTACGGTGATCGTCACAGCATCCGAACGGCCATAGGTTTCCGGCGCGTTCACACCGTCCTTGAGTTCCAGCCACAAGCCATCATCACGCACGATGACGCGGTAATAATTCGCGACCGTCATTGCCTGCGTGGCATCGTCCGCGTCCTGATAGGAAATCGACGAAACCGCCGTCGCTCCAGGAACCGGGATCAGGAATCGCGACGGAAAAGCTGGAATGATGTAGAGCCACGACTGCGAACCGAACGCACGGCCTGCCATGGCGAGCGGACCATCAATCGCTTCGGTTGCGGCAGCGATGTAAGTGCCGAGCAGCGTGTCTTCGCTACTTGCCGTGATGCGCGTCTGCGCCTTTACCTCATCCGTGGTGACAAGGGCTGAGGGCGCGGAACTGACGCGCAGGATGCCGGTCATTTGCGGCGGCGGCGCTTGGCGGTTTCGTGGATGGGTTCAACAACCGCCGTCTCGGTCATTTCTTCGCGGATGTATTCCGCATAGCCACGCGAAACGAGGCGGCCAGCTTCGGAAAGGTCGCACGAATACTCATCGCCGGGAGCGAAAGAGCCGTTCGCACCGGAAAGGCCGGTCAGAAGCCTGACTTTCATGGGCCTGTCTCCTAAAATGGAAGGGGTGAGCCGAAGCCCACCCCAACCGATTACGAAGCCGCCAGCGGCAGCGACTTGACGGCAGCGGTATCGAGCAGTTCACCGTCAAAGCGGATGTAACCGGCGATACCGAAGCCAGGCCAGAAGTCCTTGTCCTGAATGGCTCCGATCAGTATACCGCCGACCTTGCGGACGACATACTTGCCGAAGTCACCGAACAGGAGAACCTTCGAGCCGGCGCCCGATCCGACATTCGCCATCGCCTGATTGATGCTGTACGGGCGACCGTTGATGACGTTCGGAACGCCCTGCTGCACGTTGCCCATCTGCCACAGATAGTTGCCGTCACCGTCCTTGAGCTTGCGGATGGCAAGCAGGGTGGTGTCGTGCATCATGTAGCGGACCTTCGGGCCGGTGCGATAAGCCGGGTCGACGGAATGCTCGAAGTTGAGAATCTCGTCGTAGGTGATCGCACTGGTCGAAGCGGCTGCGGTGGCAGCGGCGGCCGCCGTGACGATGCCGTTCGGAGCCGTCGAACCGTTGCCGGTCGTCAGGTTCAGGTTCGCGATGCGACCGAGACGTTCACCCAGCAGATCGGCAAGCACAGATTCCATGTTGAAGATGGAATCGTCTGCCAGCTCCTTCGAGACGCGCAGCCATTCGGTGTCGAAAGCATAAGCCCCGAGGGTCTTCTGTCCGAAGGTAGCGTCCTTGCCGCCGTCATCGGTGAGGGTCACGGCCTCGCCACCGGATGCGCCTGCCGTAACCGCCGTGTCGTTGACGGTCGGGAAGGTCAGCGGGTTGCCCGAAGAAGTGACCATCTCGCGGGTCACGCCGGGATCGTACATCGGCCCCCAAGCCAGCATCGACTTGACCAGTTCCGGCATTACCTCAGTCGGGATCGTGTACCCGCCTGCGGTGTTGCTGGTGGTCTGTGCGCGTTCTTCCGGCTTGTGGAAGCCGCCAGCGAGGACCGAGCGGGCCTCTGCCGACATTTCGGACTTGTCGCCACCAGCGGCAAGCCACTGCGCAAACGCGGTGCGATAGTCGACCTTGTCGCCATCGTCCGAGCCGCGCTGTTCGCCATTCGCGCCGGGGCGGCGCTGTTCGCGAGCGCGTTCCTCGGCCTCGCGGGATTCGCCTTCAATCTTAGCGAGACGTTCCTCGCGCGCGATGTTGGCTTCAACCTTGTCGAACTCAGCCATGATCGCGTCATGACGCTGGTCGAGTTCAGCCGCGCGGCTTTCGTCGGTGTTGCTCTTGATTTCGTCGAGAGCTTCGCGGGCCTGAGTGACGAGGCGACCGCGCTGCTCCTGAAGGGCAGTGAGAGACATATTCCATTCCTTCTAGGCGAAGAAAAACCCGCCGGAATGGCGGGCTTACATGTGGTGCAGGAAGGAAGCTCCTGCGGGCCTCGGCGCGGTGCCGGAAACTTGACTAGCTGATGCGGCGGAAACGTTGTTCCTGATCAGCCTCACGCGCTAAGGTGCGCGCGGAAAATCCTTGCCGATTGGCATCAGCGGCGAGCTTGCGTTGCGCCTCTGCCTTATCCTTCGCGTCATCCCGCGAGCGCAGGGCGATTTCAGTGTCAGTGTATTGCGGGAAGGCGACCGCGCTGACCTCGATCAATTCGAGTTTATTGATTGTCCGAGCATCCATTCCGTCAATGATGGACCAATCGTCGCCATTAAGGGGAACGCGGAAGCCAAAGCTCATCCCAGAAATGTCGCCGCGCTCAAGCTGCACCGCGAGGTCGCGCCCGTCAGTCGTGTCAGGCAGGTCAATCTCGACAAACAGGCCTTTCTCGTCCTCGCTCAACCGAAGCGTACCGACGCTGGAGCGCCCAATCACACGGCCGGTGTCATGATCGATCAAGGCGCGGACATCAGCGCTCCTGAGCGTATCAGTGAAAGCTCCCGGCGCGATTACCTCGGTGAACCATCCGCCAATCGTCGTGCGAGAATTGAAGATCGCCGCATAGCCGCGGGCAGTCTTTACGCCGTTCTCGGCGCGCAACTCCGGTGCGATCGTAAGCGCGCGGGTTTCATGCTGCATTCGTCGTTCCCCCGTCAGGGTTGGTCTGTCCGATTGGCACAGTCGCGCCCTGCATGAAGAGCTGGTCACTCCCGTCAGCAAAGGGCAAGTTTTCGGCTTCACGGACTTCCGAGGGCTTGATGATTCCAGTCTGGACGCCGCGCGCCCAGCCCTCCATTCGCGTCTTGAATTCGCCGCGCAGCAGGCCGTCCATGTTCAATTCAACGTACTGCGAGCGCGAGAACTGCCCGAACAGCTTGAGGTTCAACTCCTGCTCGAACTGCTCGACATGCGATTTCAGCGTGTGCTTGACGAAGTGAAGATCTTGCTGCTCGCTGTTCGAGTATGTCCCGTGCGAGAGGTCTTGCAGGAACGTGGGCGGGATATTGTAGAGCCGAGCGATCTGCTCAGTGCAGTACTTCTGCGTCTCGACCATTTGCGTCTTTTCCGGTTCCGTGCCGATCGGTTTGATGTCAAGGCCAGCCGGGAGGGTCAGCGCCTGTCGGTTCTCCTTCGCAGCATTCTTGACCGCTTTCGCAAGGTCGTCAGAGGCGCGCTGGAGCGCAGCGCCAGATTGAAACTGCCCGGTCACCGCGAACGGAGGGACACCGCCATTCGCGAGGAACTTCGAGCCGTATTCATTGACCGAAATCGCCAAGCCGATTGCGTCCTTGCCCATCGCAACCGGGCCGCGGTGGCTGTACCCGTCCGATTTCAGCATGAACGGCAGATCTATGATCTCTGCCGCGTCATAGATGATCGTACGGCCGCCTTCGCTGTAGTGGTAGGTGTTGACGAAGCGGTCGCGCTTGACAACCACCCTGGCAGGATCAAGCGGCCAGATTGCCATGATCGAGCCATTTTCAGCCCGCTCTATGTACGAAAGCCCGCGCCCGTGCGTCAATTTGTCCGAGAACAGTTTCTTTCGCCAATCGAACGACGAAATATAGGCGTTAGGGGCATCATGAAGGAGTGTAGCCAGCCTGCCTGACACCTTATCGCGACCGTTCTTGCCGCGGCGATAGGTGTGCAGCGGCAGGCCGGCCAGTGAACCAGATAGGACATTGACCGCGGCCGATACAGCAGGAACCTTGAGCGCCGTCTCGATGTTGACGACCGCGCCGGATGCGCTCTGCCCGAACCCGTATAGAGTGACAGAAGGATTACCGGTGAGATTCTGCCAGAAGTCGTCAGCCGACTGGCTCACACGCCTCTCGAAGGGATTCCACCAGGCCATCAGATATCCGCCAAACTGAATGAGGGGTCGTTGTCCCATGGGGTAGGGGCGAGAACTTCCTGCGACATCGCCTCAACCCCTTCCGCCATCGCCAGCGCGACCATACCATCGATACGGCCAGTTGCCTTGGATTTGTCCAGTTTCCTATTCCCAGCCGGATCAGGAATCGCGACGGCATTTGCTGCACACATGGCCAGCACCGGATGCCCGCCATGACGAACGATGCCGTTCAACAGGTCGGCTTCCAGTGCATCCAGTGCTGGCGACATACTCACGTAACCCTGCCCGAAAGGTTCGAGCGGCAACTCCACACCTTGGCGCTCAAGCGCACCCTTCATCCGGTCCATGCGCCAGCGGTCAAAACCGATTTTGGCGATACTCAAACCCGATGTAATCTGCCCGATGTCGCGGGCCACGAAGTCGTAATCGATAACTTTGCCTGGCGTTGTGCGGATGAGTCCTTCCCGGACCCATACATCATAAGGCGCACGGTCCCGCCGCGTCGCATCAGCTACCATTTCAAGCGGCATCCAGAAGAATGGCGCCACATGCACCAGGCCATTCATGCGGCATGTCAGGACGAATGCGGTCAAGTCAGTCGTTGCCGACAGGTCAAGTCCGCCATAGACCGTCCCGTCAAGTGATTCCGGCGCCCCGTTGCCCTGCTTCCAGACCAGCGGCGACACAAACGCCGCCACCATGTTCACGCGTTGGTTAAGATAAAGATTGCGAAAGCTCGACTCGAAAGCCGGCATCCGCTTCGCTTTCTCCGCGGCTTGCTCCAGTTCCGGTCGTGACCGAAAGGAGCCAATCGCCGGATTTGCCTTTTCCCATTGCTTCGGATCGCCTAGATCAGCGTCCTCATCCGCCGCGTAAACTGCGCACACTGTGTGTGGATCGTCACTGCGCTGCGCGTCGTCAATCCAGATCGACAGCATGTCAGCATCGGTGGGGGCTTGTGTCGAGATGACCAGTTGCAGGCCATCGTCATAAGCGCCCTGCGCCGTTTCAAGCGCCTCGACGAATGCGTCTTTCGCTCCCTTTACCTGTCCCAACTCATCGAACACCACAACCGCAGGAGACAGGCCGTGCGCTGTCTTTCCCTCCGCCGCAAGCGCCCTATACTCGACATTCTTCGCCAGGCCGATCAACCGTTTCCCTGACGGCACTATGCGAACCAGCTTCGCCAGCGTCGGATTAAGGTTCACCATCTTTGACGCAAGGTTGAACACGAGCGCAGCCTGATCGCGCGACTGCGCGCCCGAAACAATCTGACTGTTCTTGCGCGCCTCGGGTCCAGCGATGTGCGCCAGAACAAGCGCGGCAATCAAGCCGGACTTACCGTTCTTCCTCGCGATCGAAAGTATCGCCCGCCGAGTGCCGTTCGGGTTGTCGTAGACCCTCCGAATAAAGTCCTTCTGAAAGTCATCGAGACGCATCGGGCGTCCCACAAGTTTACCTTCTGGCACACGGCAATACGTGTGCACAAAATCAATGATACGCTCGGCGCGCGTGCGTTTACTCGGGCGCTGCAAGGAGGTCATCTTCAACCTCGGTCTGTGTTGCCCGCCCCATGTCGCGCTGTCTGGCTGCGTCGCGGTTGTCCCCACTTCGCGCGCGGGCGTGCAGCGCCAGTGAGCGCCGTAGCGACAGGATATCTCCAGTCAGACTCTTGACCGCCCGCGCCCGTGGGTTTTCCACGGACGTTCCGTTCTCACGCACCGCGATGAAACCCTCTGCGCGAAGTGTGCGCTGCTCCTGCTCAAGGTTCGCCATGGTGCGCGCAAGCATTGCCGCCAGTTCAAGCTGATGCTCCGTCCAGTCAGCCCGCGCGAATTCCGAAACCACGTTATGCCAGTATGGCCAATCCATATCGTCGAGCGGAACATGACTTGGAGGCATCACCTCGCGGCCAGATCCAGCCATGATACGCACCGCTTCGGCGGCGCTGTCTGTGCGTGCCTTGCGAGCCATCGGTGCCTCGTAATTCTGGGGTTAGCGATAATTCGAAGGTTCGGTGGCGGTCCTGCGCCAGAATGGCTCCGTGTTCATGATACCCCCTCCGAACCTGAACGGTTCAGGTTGAGGTCGTCAATGCTGAACAGGCCAGCCATCCAATCCGATTTCGACCCTTGGTTTGCCGCCCGCGTCGGTGGCCGTCTTCGCATCGTGGCAGGACTTGCAGAGGGCCTGCAGGTTCGCGGGATCGTCGGTGCCGCCCTTGGCCTTCGGGATGATGTGATCGACTTGGTTGGCCGCAGTCACAATGTCTTTGTCAAGGCAGACCTGGCACAAGTGATTATCTCGGTTGAGGATATGACGGCGCAGCTTGTCCCATGCATTGCCGTAACCGCGAGCGTGTCGGGAAGTTCTGGACCATGCCACCTGCGATCCCCCAAAACGACGAAACGCCCGCAAGCATCTCTGCTCCGGGCGCAATTCTGAGGATCATTTACGTGCAAAATGCCGAAATAGCCGGAAATGTCAAGCGGCATCGGTCCACCGCTCCACACGAATCCCCATATCCTTTCGGGCAGGCGCAACCACGTCGAGTGCTTTCAGTGCTGCCTTGAGCACCATCTGGTCTGCGGGATCTTTTCCGCCATGCAGCAAGCGGTCGAGCCAGGGCGGCCCGTGATCGGTATGCGCGCGGGCAATGAGCTGGTCGAGCCATGGACGCAGACCTTCGCCATCGAGGGTGTCCATCACGGCGAACAACCAATCGCGATCCCGCCTCGCATCCTCGAATGCCTCTATTTCGGTTTCTGAGCCCCGTGGAGTGCGGTCGAGAGGGCTCCGGTATGTCTCCCCTTGGCAAACCCGGTTATACACTCTGGCGAAGCGCTTTCCGCCGATATAACGATCATTGGCTATCGGGTCTTCCCCGAGCAGCCCGGCAGCATAGGCCCGACCGAGCGCGGTGTTGTAGTGGGTCTGGTATTTCTCGCGCATCGACTGCACCCATTCGCTGCCCTTGTCGAAAGCCGGCATCGCATAGCTGTCGCGCTTGAGCCTGCCGCCCTTGGTCCTGCCGCCTGCCTTGGCCGGTCGTCCCTTGCGTCCCATCGTCAGCCCCCCATGGTTGCGGTTGAATGGATTTCGTGCGCCGCCACAGCCAGCGCCTCGTCTTCGGTGGTGATGCCGGGGACCCTCTGCATGCAGCGGATGATCGCGTGCTGGGTGACGTGGATCATGAGTTCTCAATCCCCACGACGCCGCAGACGAGAGCGCAGATCACCGCCGCGACCGTTACCGCGAAATATCCCGCCTGAGCAGTAATCCCGGCGAGAAGGACGAAGCCCAAGAAAGCGATCAGGCATGGGGCGGGGTCCATGAGCCTCATCATTCACCTCCCACCGCATCGCGAACGATGACCTGCAGCTTGCGCCCGTCCGGCATTTCGAGATCCATCGTGTTCGAAATCTCGATGCCACTCGTTCCGCCAACCCACTTGCGCTGCTCGTAGACGGACAGCAGGCGGGCATGGATCACTTCGCCGAATTTCTCGGTGAGCGATTTCTGGCGGAAGCGCTTGTGCCATTCGATGCCAGCCAGTGTGCCGGCGAAGAAGACGACCAGTGCCGATGCGAAGTCACTCACAGCTCACCTCCCCACAAAAATCCAACCGGGTTCGGCGCCCTCCAGATCGTGTCCCCGTTCGCGTCGACCAGCCCGGTGTCCGTCGCCTCGTGATCGCACACGGTCGGCACGTTGATCATCGGTTCGACGTAGACCTCATCGCTCACCCATGCTCTCGGCCTGGTGGGGGTGGTGAAGTAACGGGGGTGGGTCATTGGGCGAGGCTCCAAGCCTGTCCACCGTCCACCGTCCGCGCGTATTCCTTCTTTAGGCCCCTCTTTTTCTCTTTCTTTTCTCTTTTATGGAATAGAAAGTAGACAGTAGACAAAGGCCTTATCGCGACGAAAAAACAATGACTTAGGTTGTCCACCATCTTGTCCACCATCTTTTCGCAACTTGGTGGACAGATGGTAGTCAGTGGACACTGAAAGGCCTGTCCACCAACTTTCAGAACCATGGTGGACACATTTTCGACATGGTTGGTGGACGTCATCACCTCGCCTCCCGCTCGAAAATACGCATCGATTTCCGGCTCTCGTCCTTGCCGTACTTGCTCGTGTACCCGAGCCGGCGCAGGCA